GATCGCGAATGCGATGCATTCGTCTGCCGAGCTTCCGTCCGAGCCCCCCTCGTCTTGCTCCGAAAATGAAATGACGCCTTGGGCGGTAATCAACCGCGTCAAGGCGTCAAGGTCGGTTAAATTCATGGCAACTGCCTATCCTTAGAACTGGACAGTACCAAAAGCCATAGCCGATGGGACGTGGTTTGCAACCATGGCGTTGTCGAGGACATACAACTCAGTTGCGGTTGGATTGGAACGCGCTACGGACCAAGAACTCAAACCCGTCTTGACGTTCATCGGCCCGCCGTCATATTCCGCAATCGGTTCCGAGCCTTCGTACATTCCAACCACGTCATCGCCCGGTGTGAATCCGATAAATGCTGCATTGTTGGCCGGAATGATCTTCTGATACGTTTCGGACCCAGGTAAGCCGATTTCTAGCCCTTCGTCGGTGATGTAGAAGATCGTTTGCGGCATGAAGTTCAATCTTGCCATGTAAACGTTCTTCATCGTCTTCGCAACCGTTTCTTCCCCCATCCAATCGATACTCACAAATGGAGCGCTCGAGGTCCCGTGGAGGGCTTGGACGAAAGCGTTGCCAATGATGTTGTTCCACTGTTGCCAGTTGGTGATAACTGCACCCAGGAACCCGCCGCATAGTTGTTGGAACGCCGCGTTGATGTTGCCAAAAACCAGGGGAATATCGGTTGAATCGGAGGCAAACGAGCCCGTGATGATGTTGCCCGCGCCAAGCATGTTCAACTGCCCTTGATTGCCGGACGGCATACGGAAATTCACCCGTTCGCCCGTGATCCCCGGATCCGTCAACGAGAAGTACTCATCGTCGCCGTTTCTCGCGACGTAGAGCGAATCGCGAAGCATTCCCATCAACTGCACCTTGCGCCAGTTGGCCGCAAGTTGCCCGAGGGTTGTGGTTTGTCGAGAAACCATATCCTTGCCTGCTACGTCTCGTACCGCTGGATCGTCGATTTTCGACAAGTTGTGAAGTTGTTCCGCAACAAGCGAGACCGAATCATGCATTCGTGGATACGAAAACATTACCTTTCCCATCGGTTGCGGTGCACGTCGTGCAGCCGCTGATCCAGGTGTTCGACCCCTGGCAACTTTCCGAGTGTTGTTATAGACATGGAATGCGCCTTCGCGTCCATGTCCCTGGTTGATGATGTTCTTGCCGCCCGGCTGGACGCCAAACAAAGCCGCAAGCCAATCGGAACTCGCTGCCACTTGGCTAACGGTTCGCGTTAGAACCTGTGGGTTCAATAGGGTTTGAAGAGCTGGCATGAAAAAACATCCTGTTAAAAGGTAAGAATCTGTGAGCTAGTCGTGTGAGCTAGTCGCCGTGTCGACTACTAGGTTGCCAAGGTTTGAGTAAGGAACGCGCCCGTGCTGAATGGGACCGGTACGATTTCCGCAATCCACTTGAGAGTTGGCGTCGCTCCGACGTATTCACACGAGACCCGAATCCGTGCCCCAATCTTGTTCGAGGCTGTCGAGTAAGTGATCGAGTCTGCGGACAAGTCATTGCCAACGATGATGTTGTCACCTTCGGCGGAAGTGACGACAAGGTTATGGTCAGACACTCTCATAAACTCGAAACTCAATCCAGCTCGGATCGCTGGAAGCGTGAAGTTCGCATTGGCCGTATCAGCGAAGAACCTCGTACCGTTGTCCGCCGCAACAACCGTGTAATCGGTGATCTTTGTCGATGATCGTGCTACAACGCCTGCCCTGTACCCGTTCACGTCATCGTCGAGAACGCAACCTATTTGATGGAGGCGACGACGAGCCGTGTATTCGTGGATGCTGCCAACGAGTGGCGAGCCGAGCACAATCAACGAGGATGCTTTTAAGGGTGCTACGACAACGATAGGCACTGCGTTCCTTTTCGCGGCCCCCATTCCGTCTTGTGTGATCAACTCGAATTGCAAAACGCCGTCCAGTTCCTGGGAACCGTCGGTTGCAAGTGGGTTCCATTGCGCATGCTGGTCGGATGCGGTAATCTTGCCAAGCAGCATTCCTTTTCGGATTTGCCACGTCGGAGTAGCGCCCGCATCAACCGTCGCGCTTGATACTACCCCCGGCTTTGTCAGCACGTGAATCCGCGAGGCGTCGCCACCCCAAAACAGTTCAGAATCGACCGTTTCGGCGAGTACTGTAAAACCAGGTGTTCCAAATTGTCCGTAGTTCATTCCGGCAGTTCCTTGTTACTTGTTGCGAGCGGTCAAAGCTGCGACAGCTTCGTCCTCTTCACGTTTCGAGATAGAGCCTTTGGTGTCATAGCTCTGTGGAGCTTCGACGGGTTTGGTTCCGAGCTTGCTGACCTTCTGCGTAGCGTCCCAACAAGCTCCGGTTGGCAATACTTCACGCGATCGCAGCCACACGTCTAAATCTCCGCTATGGACCGTGCAATCCGCTGCGACGGAAAGCTTTTGGACTTGGAGTAGTCGCGTCTTGTCATTGGCTTCGTGGGGGAAGCATCGCCCGGACGTGAGCAAAGCTTGGATTCGTTCCTTGAGCTTGACCCGTGTCGCTTCTATACGATCGGATTCGAGAGTCTCGATACGTTTCTTGAGCGCGCTCATGGCCGCGATTTGCGGTTGCTCCGACATGATCGGATTGTCTGGTTGTTGCTGGTTCTCTTCCGGTGGGAGAGTCGTAGCTGGTTGCTCAACTTGAGGTTGTTGCTTGCCAGCGATAGCGGTCAGCAATGCAGGCCTTAGACGTTCCAGGAAGCTTGTGGTTGTGGTGTCAGCAGGCAAGACGAGCCCCAACTGGGCTAAGGCTTCGAGGACGTCCGATACGCTGGTTCCGCCTGCTTGCGGGGGCGTGGTGTCCGTGGTGATTGCGTCGTCCGATCCTTCGGCTACCGGGTACGATGTCGCGTCTGCTGCTGGTTCGCTACCGAATGGTTCGGCGCTGCTTGGATCCTTTTCCGATGCCATCCTAAAAATCCTTGGGTTAGTGGCCATGCGAATTACGCAAGACATGAATTGCGGTTGGTCTTGAACGGGTTCAAAAGGGCCTTGCGACGCATCAACCGGGTAGTCGACAAAATCGACCGACCCAATGACGTCCCGATAGAGATTGCCGCGTCCATCTTTCCATTCAGAAAAAAGTACCGGTGACACAAAGCAAGTGTTCGAAGCCGCTGCCCTCGTTGCTTCGGGGGTCAGAGTCTCGAGCGTGATGTTCGCCGCTTGCCCGTCCGCTGCTACTTGGAAGTCGACGATTTTCCCGACAGTGTTCTTGGCCGATCGTGTTTTGTTTTCATGGAGGGTATCGAGCATTATGGGTTCTAGCAGCTCCATGTCGCTTGCATGATCCCAATGCATAGGAATTACATAGTTCGCTTCCTGTACACGCCTGACTTCTTTTTCCCAATGTCGCAATCGCTCGGGAGTAACGACAACCTCGCCGTCGGGACTCGTGTAAGTCCCTACCTCCAACATCGCTTTACGATACTTGCCGCTCATGGATGGAAGTATGCAGATCCTTTCGATAGACCGCTAGCGACGCATGCAACGGACGCAACAATCGCAACAATGACAACAAGTTAACCCGATGTTGTGATGGTCGTGGAATCCGCCGCGATGATGGTCGTAGTGATGGTCGCCGTCTTTCTTGGGTCTCGGACGGTTGCGTTTCGCTTAAGTGTCAACGACGTGATGGTTCGCGGTCTGACGTCGGATAGATCGAGCGTACCCGGTCCAACGGTAACACTCGGAAGAGTATTCAAGGCCTGATAGACCAATGTCCCGCCGTCGATTACCAAAGTTGTCGCCGCCGCTTGGAGGTACGTTGTCCCGCCGTGTACTCGCAACGTTGTGACCGTGTTCGCCAAAAGTAGGCTTCCGGTGGAATCGATTGTTGTGTGCGTGACCCCTGCACCACAAATAACCGTTGCCCCTTCTGCGACATTCAACGACGTCAAAGAACAAACTTCGGTAGCTCGGCCGGCAAACGAGACCTGGCCTCCAAGAATGTATGCCGTCGCGTTGGATCCACCGATGATTTGCACTGGCCATTCGCCACCGAATTGCTGCCCAGTTTTCTCGATCACAATCGCAGTAGCAACGCTTCCAAGGTTCAGCTTGATCCTTGGAGACAATCGCCCGGTACCGCCGCCGATCGTCAATGCCGATGTGTTGATCGCCCAGTACTGCGCTCGATACTCAGGGTAGCCAGCCGCGTTTGTTTCTGGCAGTCCGATCGCTTCCGACATTCCCGCCTCGATGACCACGCTTGCCATCAAGCCCGTGATCGTCCCAAGTCCATAAAGCATAGGCGGACCACTCTCTATAGCGATGGTGTCCGTAACCACGGGAAGAGTCGCGCCACTCCAGTTGGCCGCAACGTCGACGAAGTTTGGACCTGTCGCCGCCGTTGGTGTTGAAATTGTGATTGTTCCGGAGCCTGTGGTCACTGCTCCTGTAATGACGATCGGCACGCCCGCAACCTTTGCCGTCGCCGTTATGACGGATCCCGCAACCGAATAGGTGAACTCTGTGAACTCAGGGGGGATTCCGCTGGCGTTCAATGCGTCCGTGATTTGCGTCGCCGCTAGTGCCGTCGTAGCCCCAGTCATCACGATAGGGAGCGAAGCAAACCCTACCGTGAACGTCAACGTGTTACCGATGGCGATTGTTCCGCCGATGGTGATTGTCGTTACTTGCTTGACCGCTGCCACTGTCCCCAACCATCTGCGTATTGCCATCGCTTACCAGCTCCTCAGTTTTGTTTGTTTCGTCGACCGGGTCGACCGTTACGGATTGCGAAACCTCTTCGTCCTCGATCCCTTCCAATGTTTCAATAACCGCTTTGTCGTCGCCCCATTTGGAAGAACGAACAAAATTCAAAACGGTACTTTTGCGTACCTTTAGGATGCCCTTCGGATTCCGAACCGCGAGCATCGCGCCGGTTTCGAGCCATCGGTGCACGGTACTCTTATGCACTCCAAGAACCGACGCAACCGTCGCTTGGTTTAGGATCGGGTCAGTTGCATGCGTCTCGATGTCTCCAACGAGGTCCGCTTGGCTTTTTCCGTGTGGTGCGCTGCTCATTTTGGTTCTCACGTTTTGATCACTCCTCCCCATGCCGCGCTCGATCGCTTCGAGACGTATGCAGCATAAGAGGTCACGTCAATGTCGTCGTTTGGTTCGTCCGGCTTGCCAGTCCATCCTAGAAGTACTCGCAAGTACGCCTTAAGCCAATCGGATTGCTCGAGAGGTACGAATATCTTTCCATGCTCCCATCGAGCGAGCATCTTGGAAGCAACCGCACGTTCTAGCTTGGCCCCTTCCCAGTTGTCTCCCATGCCTGGAATGCACGGGCCCACAAGCTCCACCTTGCACGCGGTTACCTCTTTTGCGAGTACCGGCCCGAAGTGAGCATTCTCGACGTATGCCTTTGGCACTTCCCATGCTGCGAGCGTATCGTCTACGCCAGCTACCAGCCTGCTCCAATCCACTTGCCCACGCCAAACGTATCGCAGGAACAGCAGCTCCGAGAGAATCACCTTTCGGTCCCCAACCGGCATGACCAAATGGGGCAAGTGATCCCATACCGCGCAGATACTCCAAGATGGTTGCTTGCCACGCGTTACCGCTGCCTTTTCCTTAGATGTTCCAGCCGTGTCGATCGTGGCAAAGCGTTGGCACTTGGCGAAAGGGATCCTGTAGAAGTGATCTTGAAAAGTGATGTGGAACTCAGCTTGGTTGCAAACGTATCTACGCACCCAAGCTGAATCGATTTGTGTTCCTTCGGCGACATTCCAGTTGCCGTCTAATAATCTGGCTCGCTCTATTTTGGATTGGGCTTTCAACCGCCCTTTGTAGCCCGGATCCCGTTCTAGCAGTTTGGGATTGTCGTCGAGTGTCGCCCGGATGAACGTGACCGACATGATGTCGTTTTCGTCGATGTCATCGAATTCCTCGATCAATTCTTGTTTTGAGTCGGACCAATGTAGGATCCCTTCGGAGTCGCGATAGAAGTACCGAAGCTTTCCAATGCGATCTTGAATTGCGTAGCCGTCCTCGCCGATCCACCAAGCAAGGAGGTCAGCGACCCAGCCTGGCTTTGGGTTGCAAGTGCAACGAACGTATGGACGGATTCCGCATGTAGTCCGCAATCGAGACAACATGTAGAAAAACATGGTCTCGGTAAAGTGCGTCAATTCGTCGAAACCAACAAAAGCGTACTGCAAGCCCTGATGCGAATACTTGTCCTTCTCATGCTGCAAGTGCGACAGCTTAATTCGTGCACCCGATTCAAATTCCGCGTCGAGGTGTGGAATGTCTCGCAGACTAGCGCCAAGCGCTCGATAGCTCGGTTGGCATTCGTCCCACAAGCCGCCCTGCCCTGTCAGCTCCGGATAGGTCCGTCGAAAGATGATTGCTCGGAATCCTGGCAAGTCCACGTATCGCAATGGATCGTGAACGATAGTCCAAGATTTGCCACCCCCGGCGCTGCCGCCATAAATGACAATATCGGCTTCCGATTCAAAGCAATCGGTCTGCGGTCCTGGGTTCGGTTCTAAAATCGTGTCGAGGTTACTCGCTACCATCGGCCTGAACCTCTTCCGCCGGCGGTCTCGGAGTCGATGGCAAGCGTCGATTGTTGTCCGGTAACTTGATGATCAATCGACCGGTCATTTCGGTTTTTACGCGGACTTCTTTTCCGTACCCTCGATCCCGTCCTTTGCGATCAAGGTACCAACCCGCAACCTTTGCGTTTATCCTGATCGCCCTTTGGATGGTCTGCTCCGCATCGTCAAGCGCTTTGGCTTCAACCTCATCGAACGCATCGCCCACCCATTCGACTTCCTTGCGATACTTCGCCACGGTCTTGCGATTGACACCCAGTTCCTTAGCAATGGCCGTGACCATCCCCGCGTTCTTTGCGATCGCGTTCAACCATCGTTCCTTGTCCGAATCTATGTCGATTTTGTTCACTGGTTAAATTTCGCGTTTTGCGTTTGTTGGGATAGGTTTTGAAACCTGTGAGTATCATTGACTCAAAAGACAAACAACGTACACCGAGTTTGCTGCCGGTGTGATTGCTCCTCCTGTCACATTTCTTAGTGTGATTGATACAGTATTTGGCGAGCTTACCCACGCTTGCTTGACAAGGATTCCCGCGTCGAGGGCGTTCAGCCATCCGACATGGACGCAAAAGCCGTTTGACGTTCCGTTCCCTTGTGAAACCCCGCTGACGGTCACCGTGAACGTGGTTTCGCTGTTGGCCGATATGCTTGTGAACGTCGGAGTGCTCCGTGCGGTGTATGGGCCAACACCTATACTTAGTCCTGTCGCAGCGTCTCTGTAAAACTGCTTATTCGAATTTATCCAATCCACTACTCCTGTCGTTTGGCTAGTGTAGGGGCTGGTCGGATTACCGTACGGATTGTTGGGTCGGTAAACCTGTTCGGGAAACTGATTTGGATTGACGAGTTGGTTAACACTGAACCGGCCCCATAACGTACCGTCCTTTCCCTTAAAATTTAGGTCTCGCTTCCATGCAATGTCCGCTCCAACACCAAAGATGGTGTCTGCGGTAATGACAAGGGGAGCATCGGGAAAAGCTCGCCCCATACTCAGGATGTCCGTGGTCGTCTTGTCGTTCCAGACATCGGCTGTGAGTTTGTCGAAAATTGTCGTTAGACTCAGATGTTTTATTAGAATAGAAGCACAGTACGCGTACGATCGAGCATCATGGTGTATCGCGTCTCCTTGCCATCCTAATGCGTTGAGCCTAGCCCATGGTCCAACGGCTTCCATGCAGTCGAAGAACCCTATATTGTCGGAGTCGACTTTGGCACGCAAGTAGTCCGCAACCTCTCGCATTTTTACGTCGCCATCCGGTAGCCTCGGTCCGTTTGCTATGAACAGCACTGACCTATTGTTATTACCAGCTTTGGCAAATGCCATTAGCTTTGTCCAGTTGTTTTCAAACTCGAACAATGGGTCGTCAAAATGAAATGTAATAAGGGCTGGATTCAGGTCTGTTATAATTGGCAAGTAAATATCGCTTGCACACTGGCAAAACTGAGTTGGATTTATCCCGCCCTGGTAGGCGTGGCTTCCGTCGAATCCTGCTACACTCGTCGCGTAGCCTGTGTAGGCTCCAATGATCTTGACTCTTCCACTGCCGCTGGTGACTCGTGCTCTTATATGGACCCTTGCTTCAGTCCAGGTCCGCTTGGCAATTGCTCCAATCGTCGTGCCGTTATTGGCATTGATGCTAGCCCCTTGCTGAGTCCAGGTCGTGTTGTCTAAGGAAGTTTCGATGACAAAACTAGCGGCTCCTGGTTCAGCAATGTAGTAGACTTTTACTTCGGCACACGTCACTATGGTGCTCGTTGTCCATCGTATACTCCCTCCAGGTCCAACGCTGTAGTAATTTCCGCTTGGCCAAAATGCGAAATCTCCTGAAATGCTGGTGGCATCGCCGTTCAGACCATGGAAGGGGCCTCCTGGCACAGGAAAAGAAACCGGATCGGTCACCAATGTTCCCTGTCCGATAAAACCTCCATCTTTTCCAGCTCCACCATACGCTCGCTGGAAGTGCCATCCGATCCAACCGCCCACCTTTGCTGCTAAAGAATCACCACAATTCATAATGTGCAAACGCTTGTTTGCGTTAGCAGTCGTGGACGCAGTTGCAATGTTAAATTGCCTCGAAAACCATTCATGCATGTGTCCAACTCCTTCATTCTGGACGCCTTGAGGTCCTTGAGGTCCTTGTGGTCCGGTCTGTTGGGCGAAGTTGATCGAATATCGCGTTGGCGCTGAGGAATAGTTTATCGCATACTTGGTCATGTACTTACCGTTCTTTCCAGCGTGACACGTCCTTTTAAGATTTTCGTCCGCCTGCCTATAGAATCAATGATCG